AACCCTAGCACCTATATGGGCGCTTTCTCCTAACATATGATAGTGTAGTTTATGACAATGTCTGCATCTTAATACTACTTTATCATAAACATTATTATCCTTAACGGAATACTGTAGGTTATTTATATCCCTACAGCATTCGCGTTGGAATTCAGGTTTCTTTTTTATTTGCTCTCTAATAAACTTATGATAATCATGCATTAGGCTAAAGTAAATATACTAGTTGTAATAGTAAAGGTAAACGTATCATCTGCTGTTAAATCAATTGTTGATCCATTATCCCAATACATTACTAATTCATCTGGCCCAGTTGCATCTTCATTAAATACTACTGCATATTGAATACTATCCCAATCACTTGCTCCTGCTGTCCATGCCGCAGGGCTTGAAGCACCGCATGTTGCTGTACCTGTAGTTTCTGACCATGTATTTGTAATATCTTTTCCTTTAGTAGTATAACCTGTACCTGTTACTTCATTACTTAAATTACCCAAAAGTGGTCCACTTGCTGCAGTAATTGATGCTGTATCTTGATATAAAGCTACATTTAATTGATCAGCATTAAAATTATGTACTCCTAGCCCTAAATCTTCTACAAATTGATTAAACTTACTTGCATTTGCCATTCTTTTTTCCTCTCTCTATTAATTAATTTCGCGAAAGCGAAATAAATCTATCTAGTTACACCTTCAGAAATAATAACTTGTCCCTGAAGTAAACGTATAACATTATTTGCGTTTCCGTTTTCGTATATTTCTAAGTCATAAACAGCAAAATCAGTATCAAATGTATCTGTTTCAACTGCACCTATATATAATTGTATTTGTCCAGTAACTGAACCACTTTCTAAAACTATGCCGCTATTTCCAGTAGTTAATTCGGCTATATAAGCTATATCATCTACTCGTTGACGTATTTGCATACGTGCACTTTTTCCTGCTAAGCTTATAGGATTTTTATCTGCATCCTTCCAAACTAATGTTTTGGCAAATATACTGCCTCTTTCTATATTTAAATTTAATGTTCCTGCTGACATTCTAAGTTTTATCCCGTTTTACGTTTGCGGAGCCAGTAATGCCATCCGCGACCAGAATTAATATCTAAGGCATAGGTTCTAGGGGCAGTATCTAATTCTATAGCAAATCCGCTAAGTGTATACGTTCCAGAGTCTACATCTAATGAATAAGTACCTGTACTAGTAGTTTCTAATTCTACAGCAGTACCAGTAAGTGTATAAGCTCCAGTATCTACATCTAATGTAAGGGCACCATTAAGATCTACAGTGATACCGCTAAGAGTAAGTGCTCCAGATGCTGCATCTAGTGTATGCTCAGCGCTAAGGTCGACAGTAGTACCGCTAAGTGTATACGTTCCAGTATCTGCATTTAGTAAATAAGTACCAGTAGTTTCTAGTTCTACAGTGCTGCCGCTAAGAGTAAGTGCTCCAGATGCTGCATCTAATGTATGCTCAGCGCTAAGGTCGACAGTACTACCACTAAGAGTATATGTTCCAGAGTCTACATCTAATGTATGCTCAGCGCTAAGGTCAACAGTAGTACCACTAAGTGTATATGTTCCAGAGTCTATATCTAATGTATAAGTACCAGCAGTTCCAAGAGCTACATCAGTACCAGTAAGTATATATGTTCCAGAGTCTATATCTAATGTATAAGTACTATTAAGATCAACAGTAGTACCAGTAAGTATATATGTTCCAGAAGCACCAGCTAGTGAATAAGCACCAGCGGTTTCAAGAGCTACATCACTACCGCTAAGAGTATATGTTCCAGAGTCTATATCTAATGTATAAGTACTATTAAGAGCTACATCACTACCGCTAAGAGTATACGTTCCAGAGTCTACATCTAATGTATAAGTACTATTAAGATCTACAGTGATACCGCTAAGAGTATACGTTCCAGAGTCTACATCTAATGTATAAGCAGTATCTAATCCAACAGTAGTACCACTAAGTGTATACGTTCCAGAAGCACCAGCTAAACTAAGAGCACCTTTAAGAGAGGCAGTAGTACCGCTAAGAGTATACGTTCCAGATGTAGCATCTAATACATATCCAGTATTAAAATCTACAGTAGTACCACTAAGAGTATATACCCCAGATGCACTAGCCAAAGAGTAAGCTTTGCTAAGGGCAGTAGTGCTGCCAGTTAAAGTATACGTTCCAGATGTAGCATCTATTGAATAAGGAGTAGGTGTAGGGGCATCAGGTGCTGTTACCCAGACAGCAGAAACCAATACACCTTTATTGTTAGCGATTTGCGTAATGCGAACATACAGACCGTCCCAGTCTGTTATGTTTTGGCGTTCACCAGTTGTTAGTGTTTCTGTGTACTCAGCAAATGAACTACCAGGACCTTGCTGTGTTCCTGTATGGATAAGCCCATCGTCAACGGTGTATACGTCAAGACGGATTGCAGCGCCGCCAGATGCACGCTGAGCACGGTAATAAACAACAATATCGTCAGCTTCAGGATCTTCTAAAGCATCAATATTAAGATCACAGGCATTATTACTACCCGACGTAGGACTGGATATCCAGTCCGCATCTGATTGATCATCAACATCACTCCATAAAGGAGTTGTTGTCCACGAGTCAGTTGCTCTATCTGAAATTGGGTATTTAAGCTGAGCCATACTACTAGCTGCCTATAGTTTCTAAATTATGTGAGTGAGTATATAAAGCATATCTTACCGCATCTGCAATATGACAATACTTATCATGTAATGGGCGTTCTGCTAGTAATCCTTCTCTAGGATCCCATCGATAATTATCAAACATATCTATTATATTAGTACAACTAGAAGAGATGAATATTCTATCATGATCTACCAGTGATGATAAATATCCAATACCATCATTTACTGATTTCTTAGCATTTATAGTAGTAATATCATAATCATATGCTAAGTCATAGCGTGTTTGTTGTGCAGCTGAATCAATATAGATAAAATCAATATTATGTTCTGAAATTTTATCTTGTATCATCTTAGCGTACTCAGATGTACCAGATTCGTTATTTAAATATTCATCAACTAAATAGTAATTATAACCATCTGTTAAAGCAACAATAAAAGCTGTTGGATCTCTAAATCCTAAGTCCAATCCAGCTACTACATCTAATACTTCTAAAGTAGATATATCTATATCTACTATTTGAGTCTTATTAAGATTAAATATTTGACCTTCTAATGCTATAAATTCACATAAATGTTCTTGTGCGAATTCAGCGCGACTCATTGATGCTTTTGCATCTTCTATAGCTTGTAAATCTGTTCTAGGATTATCATGATATGTACTAAGTATAGAAGCCCAAGTGGGAAAATTATTTGAAAATCCACGTTTATAAAATTCGTGAAACCAATTATTACCGCGAGGTGTACTAATAAAAATAGCTTTACTATTTACTTTATCTAATGTAGGGCACAACTGAACATTAAATGCATCTGCTCCATCATTATTAACAGCACATTCATCAAATATAATTAAATCATAACTGCGTCCGATTACAGAGTCTACCTGTCCTACAGAGCCCATTCTAATTGTTGACCCATTTTTTAATTCTATTATCTTATCTTTGGCATTTGATTTTTGTACTTCTACACCAAAAGCTGTTAATAGTTTTTTCTGATTATCCCAAGAAATACTAGAAAGAGCATAGTTTGGTGCTATAACTAATATATTACATCCGGGTATTAAAGTAATTAAGTGACCGATTACATTAGCTATAAAACTTTTACCTGTACGTCTACTTAATACTGCAGTAATAAATCTATATTCAGGATTATTAATAGCATTTATAAAAGCTATTTGTGGCGGGACAGGTTCAATATCTATTAGTTGTAAGTACTTACTTATATCTAGTTTTATTAGGCGTTCTTTTACAGGATATTCTGTAATAGAAGTATCACTAATATTATCACGAGAGATTTTCATTATCGTAGTAAACGATCTTGAGGTTGAAAACCAGAAGTAAACTCATAAGCTCCTATAGTTGGTGGGATATGATATGGTCTACCGTTACGATCTTTTATCGCGTCAGTGTAAACGCCAGCTTCGTAGACTGGGGAATCTACTAGTGGTTTATTATCCGCGCCTAAAAGAGGATCGGTTGATATGCTGTTACTACCAATAGATTCCGCATTATCATTTTCATCAATCACATTTACTGCAAATCCGTTGAAGCAATTATTGTCTTCAGTAATACTGTGCGCGTCAAAACGACGAATCCCGCTACCAGATAAGCCTGAAAGAATATTATTCTTTGTCTCGCCTCCAGCAATTGTCATAGGTGAATACTGGATCGCAGCTTTAGGCGTTTGGTCGCCATCATTGTAAGTGCTATCCACAGTTAAATTAGTGCAGGTATTATTAATAATGTGCGCATTATTCCCATCCTGGCTTGTTGCATCAGTTGCGAAATAAACCATTCCACAATCGTCTACCAGATTAGAATAAAACCAATTTTCCTTGCCCGAGTTATCATGCCATGCTTGATAACATCGAGAAATAGCATTTCCATATATCCGTGTATTTGTGGTCTGCGAATCAGTCTCTATCCCCCCTCCATCACCGTTGTAAAATCGTCCATATGTCATATCTGTAAATGTATTGTTATACACATAATTATAATATCCAGTACCAGGAATACATTTACTAAAATATACTCCCCCAGTCGACACAGCCAGCCCGTTAGAGGTAAAGGCATTCCCATAAATACGAGCGTTTCTTACTTCACCTCTAACCCAAATCCCCCCACGCAAAATGTCGGAAAATGTATTGCGCCTGATTATCGCATTATCCATAATTCGTGAGGTTCCCTCCGCCCCGGCAATTCTTATCCCCGTACCACAACGATTAAAAGCACAATCCTGTACAATAGCACCAGTGACTGTAGTTGAATCTGTTGCACTTTCATTAAACACCCCTAGGGAGGTATAACGGAAACACAGGTTTTCAATCACAATGTTATCGGAATTGAAAGCTTCAAAAACTCTATCTTTGGTATTTGCACTCCAGTACACCGCGCCATAATAAGTGACGGGGTTCCCTACTGAATACACGATTAACCGGTTATTGTCTTCTGCCGTTCCCCGAAACCAATCAAACTGAAAAGCTTGAGCAGGGACATTCGTCGTCACATCGGTAAGCGTAGAAGTCACAACAGTCCAATATTCTAACTGATACTGGCCCGGGGTAAAGTCATCCCCAAACCACACTGCCTGTATGGGGTTATATGATGCTATTCCACCATCTAAAATCCATAGATTAGACCCAGGAGATAGGCTAGTCGGATCTGTAGGGTCTACCTCTGTCCAATCACCAGCCTCTGATGTGTGATAATGGTCAAAAACAGGTTTTGGCTGTGATATATCATCAGACCCATCACCATTATAATATGTCGTTACTGTCTTATCCGAATCCCCACTATAAAATGTGCACTTAGACTCAGCGCCATAGTCCGCAAGATTCTCTACTGTCCCTCGCTTTATCCTGAGTTCATCCCAAGACGCCTTATTAGTCTCAGCATCCGGCAGAGAATTCCACGGCGTCCCCACTGTGCCATCACCACCCCCAACAGCATTTACATCCAAATAACTTGTGGTCATGTAAATCTGCCTATACGAGTATTAGTTGATGTTCTTGGCTGCGCAGGGAATCCAGAAGTAAACTCATAAGCTCCTATAGTTGGTGGGATATGATATGGTCTGCCTTGGTAATCCTTAATAGAAGATACAAATATCCCTGCTTCATAAGCAGGCGAATCAACAGTTGGTTTGTAGTTAGCATCTAAAAGAGGATCTGAAGTTAAGGTATTAGTCCCCAGGGTATGGTTTGTAGTCGGAGTATCAAACCCATAGAAGATGTTGTAATCTTCATCTGTCTGATCTGTTCCGGTATTGACGTAAAACCCATCACTATCACCTGTGAAAATGTTGTTTTTGATCTCAACTACATCATCTGCCATCGCATCGCCCGCAATGAATCCATAATGAGTCGAATTAACAAAAGTATTATTATAAATGCGAGTCGATGTATGGGCTGACGCACCACCCAATATCATCCCAATTCGATTTCCTGTTCCCAGGTTTCCGTATATCTCACCATTTGTCACAGATAACACCATTATCCCGGCCCCAGATGTTATATCCGCACCGCTATAGCCAACATTTCCGCTACATGAATTATGCCTGCAAATAATATTGTCGCAGCCATCATCAATGAGTAGACCATGACCATCAATGCCTTCATCCGCCTCATTATTGTTACATGTGTTATTTTCAATTGTGAAATACGCCGATACCTGAATATTCATCCCACCGAGAACCCCTAAGTTCCCATTGCATGTATTACCGGAAAAACTGCTAACATACGATGTATCGGTGAACCCTATAATGAGAACCCCACCAATCCCTCGATTACTCGATACCGTATTATTGTCAATAACTAGGGTTTCGTTAATAGCAGAAACATGACCGCTATCACCCACACGGATTCCAGCGTAAAGTGTTCCACCATTACCAGTAATAGTATTCCCAGTAATAGTTAAATTCGTAATCTTATCAGAGGCAGCACCTGCTGCTTCTATCGTGACCCTGATACCCTCATATCCACTACCCGTTATCGTGGAATCTGTAATAGTTAATTGATCGAGAGTTTTTGCAGTGCCACTGGATTGCAAATAAGATATACCCCGCTGCACATTATCTGTTATCTCGCAATTATCAATAGTCGAACCTGTTACATCTACCGCAGACGCAATCTTAATACCATAAGTGCTGCAACCTGTAACAGTTATGTTCTTCAGGATAATCCAATCGCCTGCGAATAAAATCCCATACGCCCCTGTTACGGTAATTACACCGGGAGTAGCCCCATCACCACGGATAACAATTTCGTTACCCTCAGTGGCATCTGCATTGACATTTACACCTGTTGTTATCAACCCCAATAAATAGACATCATTCCCTGGGTGAGATGACCATGTGACAGAGCCAATAGCCTGCGCATTGGCAGGACTAGACCCATCTGTGGATCCAGCACCAGATTGGGATACGAAGAAGTCAGCCATTAGGTAAATCTGCCTGTAGCTAATACCTCACACCCAGAACCTGTGGTGATCTTCCAGGCAGTTGTGCATACAGCATCAATAATATATGTACCAGTCTGAACACTAGCTGGTGTGCCAATGCCGGCTACCGCTAGTACATTTGTAGATCCGTCAATAATGGTTATTTGACCATTTCCTGTGTTCCTCCAGGTGATAGTGTGCAAGAAATCACCTGCTGCCCCTGTAGTCCCTAAAATCTCAGCTGTCTGTGAAGGCTCTACATGATGATAAGCGAATCTCTCCTCCACCTTAATGACATCATTTGTTTGATCTTCACCAGAAATTAGTAATGGATTAACATTAATAGCTCCAGCAGTACCAATTTGAATCCAGTCAGTAACTAAAGGACCAATAAATTTATAAATATCACCAGTATCATTTTCATCCCATACTAAACCAGTAGTTAAGAATGATAATGCAGTATTTGCACGCTCAGAAGCAGTTCCTACTACATGAGTAAAAATATATGTACCATTTATATCTAAACTACCAGGAATATTTAAGTTAACGGGGTTATGTAATAAATAATTAGTTTTCATAGCATTATCACCGAATAAGTACCTGTACCGGGGTTCTGTAATATAGTACAAGTAATACGTACGTATTTCCAAGGTATAATTCCTGAAGTACGTGTTATACCTGTAGATCCACCACTTAATGATAGATAACAATAGAACGAATAATTAATATTATCATTAGAAACTTCAATTTCTACAGCAGTAGTATTTGAACCTCGTCCTGTGGCAATAAGTTGAAATGAAGCAGGCCATGATATATTATCTACACCATATTCTAAAGAAGTTTTAGTTCCAGTAGTATTTAATGCATTGGCTAGATATTTTACTTCCATATATCCAGTACTTACTTGTAAAGCATTATTAGGTATTTTTATACTTCCTAGTATAGCATCGGCTAAACTCATGTTGTCCACTCTCCTTCACTAGATACTACACCATTAGTATAAGCAATAGTTTTTGTCCATTCTGTGATACTATCTGTAGCGGTTATTTCTGTTACTTGTCCTACAGCATTATATGCGGAAGGGCCTAGAGTCCATGTTTTAGAATCATAAGATGTAGATACATAATCTACAATACCGCTAGCATAAACTACAGTTTGTGCATTTATATATGGATACACTAAAACTCCTGCGGGAGTATATTCACCATTTCTAATATATAATTCATCAAAATTGGCATTTACCTTTGTAAATCCAGAGTTTAATGTATCAGCTCCAGGTGTATCTGGACCGGTACCCATGTCTATTGCTTGTTTAGCCATTATGAAACTTCAACTCCATCACTAACTCTATACCATTTATCTCCATCACTAGTAGCTAAGGTTCTACCCCCAGTTTCATCGGATACAATAATAATTGCATTATCATATGTTGATGCTGAAGGTAAAGTTGCTACTGTATATTCACTAACAAGTATAATTTTTTCAGCATAAAGTTCATCAAAGTTATCTTTTACTTTGCTAAATGCTTCATATAAATTATCAGCTCCAGGTGTATCTGGACCGGTACCTAAGTCTATATCTTGTTTTGCCATTTTATGATCCTAATGTAACTGAAGTACCAGAAAGTGTAAATGTACCACTAGTAGCTTCTAATTTTTTAGGTATTGAAATAGTGCTACCAGTAAGTATAAATGTACCACTAGAAGCTAATATACCTCTGAAAAGTCTATTAGGCATACTTGCTGTAGATATTCCAATGATAGCTAAAGTTCCCACTACCACTTCATCCAAACTATATTAGTTGCAGTCGTAGCTGCATTTACTCTAACTCCACTAACAGGTAGGATTGAACCAGGTAATACGCCTAAATAAACCACTGCTGCTCCGCCTTCTTCATGGTCTATACTTACGTCTCCACCGCCTCCTACAAATAGTGCATTAAAATCTAATACAGTGCTGTCACTTTTTGTCACTGCTGCGCTTGTTGTTGCTGAAGCGAATGCTCTTCTATGATGTCTCCATCTTGTTTCGTCTACCATGTCAATCCTCAATAAGTTTAGTTAGTAAATTATTATAATTAAGCCCAAAATTTGCTGGGCCATTAACTTGTACGTTTGTTTGTTGTGTTTCTTTTGGTTCTGCTACTAAATCTTTTACAAAGCTTTCTCGCATTTTTAATGCTAGAGTTAATAAGTCTGCAATGTCTTTATTACTAGTTAACTCTGCTTCTTCTAACTCTAGCAGTTTTTTATCTATAATTGTATCTAGAGTGGATTGTAGCTTTGTTCTATTTATATATCCTTGTTCTAAGAAGATTGTATCTATAAATCTTTTTGACTCTTTTTTATTTAAATAGTATACTACCTTTTCTACAGGTATATCTAATGTACTTGCTGTTTCTTCTATACTAGCTGTTTCTAAATATCTAGTAGTAACTTCTAGCAATTCTGGTGGCATCCTATAAGTTTCTTCTGGATTCATCATTGCATTAGACATGTGTACTCCTTATTTTTTCTATTATTAAATTGCATTATATCAAATTTTTTTGTCCATGTCAATCCCACTTGATACTTTTTAGGCTAGGTGTAGATTAGCATATTAAAGTTAATATTTTATTTTAGCTCTCTAAAATCAATGCAAAAAATATACCTTGGTTTCTCAAAAATCTTATACACCTTGTAGTAGTTTCTCAAAAACCTTGTATCGTTTACGCGTGGGGTAGTGAGGTCCGAGGAGCCTCGGACCAAGTCCGATAACCGCCCCCACCCGTCAAAGATTTGACGGGTGGTCAAACTTTTGACGCTAAGCGTCAAAAGTCATCCATTTGCGTTCCATTGCGATGTCTCGCAATAATTGTAGTGTGGTTTTTGCGCTACGGCTGGCGTCTGCCCAGATTGCCAAGGTTACCATCCCCGACAGCCGGTGATGGCATTCTTCCCACTCACGAAAGGTGTTGATGCGGATAGCATCCTGGAAGCAATGGTGCGCGGCGTGTTCTACGATTTTGACGGATATGCTCATTTTTCGGTCCTTTTCTGTGTGGGTGAGAGTGCAGTATAACAGCCTGGCTGAGCATTACAACCCTTTTCAGAAAATAAATATTGGCATAGCTTTTGCAAGTCAAAAAGCATGCCAGGCCCGCTGGCCTGGCTTCCACCCTGCCGGAGGCCCTGGCGTCATAACGCCAGGCGCGAACAGCGCCGCCAGGAATTTGACGTCAAATAGGATGTTTCTATGCGCGCATAAGCTGAGCTTATGTGCCAGATTTTTGACGTCAAATAGGATGTTTCTATGCGCGCATAAGCGTAGCTTATGCGTCAAAAATTTGGCGGCGCCAATTTTACCACAGCTATCCCTTACTTGTCAATACCCCATTAGAGATATTGACACAAAATATGCCCCAAAAGTTTTTTATGGGCACATAAAAAGAAACTAGAATTTATTTTTATTTCAATGCGTTTAAAGCTTGACAAGAATAGAAAATAGGATTAACATGCTCGCATGTTACAAAAAACCACCACCACCCGCCCTACCAGAGGTATTACCATGGTTTATGACTACAGCAAATTTCATGCCAAGTGTGATTGGAAGTTTCTTGTGATTTTCTTGAGTGCTTTTCTAGGCGCTCCCATTGCCGTTATCCTCAGCTCAATTTTTGGAGTCTAATATATGAACACATACAAATCGACATGTACCCACCAACAGACCGTTGCTGGACGAAAGGCTACCGTCAAAATTTTGACTACCTTACCAGTCAAAAGTTTTAAGTTTTTCATGGGCTCTGAACAGGCGCGTAAAACCCATGTTATTAGCATGGTAAAGAAAGGTTTTTTGGACGGCTGGTTCTGCCGTATTCTTGACGGTCATGTTAATTTTGTGCCAGCGCGCGACATGCCGTCTATGATCGACCGCTCAAGCTGGACCGCCATTTAGTTGACACTAAGCCACCGTCAAATTCCTGGCGGTGGCAACTTTCAAAGAGGCAACAAAACTATGTCGAAATACCTTACAGTTCTGAACGCAGAAGATGGAACCTACCGTCAAGAATTTGACACTTGGGCGGCAGCTTGCGACTATGTGCGTGAGCAGATGGATCTTCCATCTGATGCAATAATCATGCCAGATCATGGCTACACTGATGACTTGTGCCGCGAAATTTACATCACGGAACCCGGATATTCAGCTTGGTAGACTGCTTCATAACCCCTTGATTTTCAAGGGGTTTTTGGCGCCCTTGCACCAAAATGCGTCAAGAAATTGACGCTCCTTATACCGTCAACTTGTTGACGGCGCCCGAGCAGGGCACGCTACTTTCATGATACAGGAACCGCGTATACATAGCAACAACTTTATGCACTAAATTTTTTTATACCACCATAAAAACATTTTATGAAAAGCGCCGGCGGACCTGGCACGATAATTGCATTAGCAAGAAATGTGCCAATATTTATTTTCCAAAAGGGGTTGTGCCTGGCTGTAATCCGTGCTACAATGGGCCTCAATTCAGCATATGGGGAGGTGGCCTAGAGGGGAGCGCGGGCGTCAACAAATTGGCGGTGCCAGGTTGGCACGATTTTTGCATGTGTCAATATTTTGACGCTGGCATGATTCTTGCATGTGTCAAAATATTGACGGTGTGTCAAAAAATTGACGGTGTGTCAAAAAATTGACATGTTATAAACCGATGTTATAAACCGATGTTAAAAAGCGATGTTAAAAACCGATGTTGACAAGCGATCCGAATTTTGTTATAATATATCTTTGATTTGGAGAACTAAAGAATGGAAATTTTAGCTGGTTTATTTATTGCACTCGCAAGTTTGCCGGTAGGTTGGCTTGTTTTTAAAATACTTTACAAAGGGCCTTGACAATGAATGAAATTTTGACTATACTTATCTCAGTGGCGATATT